ATCATGATTGGGTCACTTGTTAACTACAATTGGTCCAAATATTCTGATATAGATTTACATATTGTGGTAAACTTTAATCAGTTTCCAACAAATTCGCAAGATTTATATGTTGAGTTTTTTGACTTGAAAAAGGTAATATTCAATCAAAAACATAATATTAAAATGTTTGGTTACGATGTTGAATGTTTTGTACAAAGTGAAAGTGAAACGACTTTTAGTAGTGGTATTTATTCTATACTTTATGACATGTGGGTGAACGAACCAAAAAAACTTGACAAAACAAGTATCGATAAAGAACTAATCAAGGAAAAATCTAAACAATGGATGAGAATAATTGACGGTGTTGTTGACAACATAGAAGATGAAGATCCTGAAGAAATAAAAAGTATTGTAAAAAAATATAAAGAAAAATTAAAAAATTTCAGAAACTGTGGTTTAGAAAAAGGTGGAGAAATGGCGATAGAGAATTTAGTATTCAAACTACTAAGAAGAAATGGATATATCGAAAAACTATACGACTTGCCAACTGAAATTATTGACAAAAAATTGTCAATGAAACAATAAATAACCACAATATAGAATAATTATATTTATTGGTATATTTATTAAGAAAAAATAATTCACATTAAATAAAAAAATAACATGGGAGGATTTAAACCTATCGGAAGTGAAAAATTAGAGGGAATGGATAAAATCAGACGAATAATGGAGATTGCTCGTTATAATGAAAACATCCCTCAGTCTGTAAATGAAACAAAATCTACTGAATATAGCATAGACTTTGCTGACGGTAATACATACCGTATTGAAAAAGAAAGACAAGGATACATTATCAAAATGGCTATCAATGAATCTGAATCAGATTATATTGAACCTATGAAATCAAGAAAATATTATTCTTCTTATTCATCAGCACTTAAGCGATTAAATTTAATGGCTAAAGAAATTAATGTTTTACACGAAAACGAAGAAGGTATCTCACTAATAGGTGAGCAAAAAAAAAAGTTCATACTAAAAACTAAAAAGAAAAAAGCCGCAGATGAGCCCGCACAAGAAACCCCGCCACCTGCGGAACCTGCTCCAGCTCCGGCACCAGCTCCTGAACCATTACCCGCTCCGGCACCTACGCCAGAAGAAGGTGCACTACCTCCTCCGCCAACTGATATGGGGGTACCTGAAGGGGGTATGGAAGAACCGCCAACTGATATGGGGGTACCTGAAGGGGGTATGGAAGAACCGCCAACTGATATGGGGGCAGATGAAGGGGGTATGGAAGAACCGCCAACTGATATGGAAGAACCTGGCATGGGTATGGAAGATGAGGAAGAGGATATCGAAATAGAAAAAAAACCTAAAGAGAAAAAAGTTTCTGATCTTAAAAGAATCCAAATTTTGGTAGGTAAGTTAGCTCAAAAAATCAGAACTTACGAAGAAGATAAAGAACTATCCCCAAAAGAAATTAAATATATTATTAATTCTATTTTGTCTGCTATCGATGTTGAGGTATTGGATGAAGATGATATTGAACAAATCATTGCTAAGTTAGAAGGAACGGACGAAGATGAGGGAAGTGATGAAGAGGAAGATGTAACATTTGATGAAACTAAAGACGAAGAAGAAGTTGCACCTGAACCACCCGCAGAACCTGAAATGGCTGAAGGGTATGATAACATAAACGATGCGTTTAATGATTATTTTGGTGGGGCTTACGCAGCACAAGCTTCTAAAGCTTTAAGAAGTGAAATGGGTGAAGAAGAAAAACCTTATGAAGAATTACATAGAAATGAAAGAAGAAGAAAAAGACATTATCCTAATGTAGATCATTTTGAACATGGTACTTTTTCTGAATCATCAGTTGACAAAGTGTTGTCTAAATATTTTATTCTTAACGAGTCAGAGGAGAAAAAATATCAAAACACTAAAGATCAAAAAACAAATCGTATCTACAATACCAACAAACAAAACATAATTAAACTTGCTGAATCATCTGAACAATTATCAGTGGCTTTAGAATACATTAAAGAAAATCAGAGAGTTAAATTGTTGGGGTTAAGTAATAAAGGGAACCTCATCTTCAAAGAAGGTATTAATGAAGTTCGTATTACAAAATCAGGTAAGTTAATATGAATCACTTGATTTACATAAATGGTTTGGGTCCTAACTATAAGGGTGACAACATTTATGAATTTATTTTTTCCGATACTTTAGAAGTATTTGGCGAAAATTGGGAGGCAAAGCCTGCAAATAGTTACCCATTACCACCTGATTTAGAATATATCAAAAAAGTGGGTACACTTATCAACGACGATCTATCATTTGAACTTGTACAAGATTCAGATGTATTTTCCGTTATTGATTCTATGGATGGTGTAATTGCTTTGGGTTGGGAAAAAGAAACTAACGACATTGATTTTTCATTAGTAAAAAGATTAGTATTTAGATTTGGAGAAAGTGAAGACGATGTTAAAAACAAACTATATGAGAGAGATATAGTATTACAATTTGAAAAAGAAGTTGTTTATGAAAAATAAAAAAAACATATTGTTTTTAGTTGAGAATGGTTTATCGTCAAATGTTATCAGTAAGATGACTGACAATCAAGTAAGGGTTTTAGTTGAAAAATTCAAAAAAGAAAATAAAGAACAAATAGAAAAATCAACTGAAACAAAAGATACTTACACAATCAAAGGTCCTGGAGAATTACCAAATAACCCGACAGGTAAAGGATACAAAGTTGAGAAAAATCCTGATGGAACTGTTAAAGCAACTCCAATGGAAAGTGAAATCAAAGAGAATGAAACTGACAATTTAAGTGATTCAGATGCATTAAACAAAGACGCATTACAGAGTGATACGGGACAAGAAATGTTCCATGGAGCTGCCGATATGGCTGATGATGGTATGGGTGATGATTCTGGCGAAAACAGGTCAATGATGGGTATGGCGGAGTCAGAACTTACAGAAAAGTTTGAATCTAAGGCTCAGCAGGGTTTATTTTGGGCTCGTTGTAACAAATGTTCTTCTAAAGATTGTAAATGGTGTAAAATGGCAAAAGAATTTTCTGATTCCACATCAAAAAAACAGTACAAAAATATGCCGGAAAAAAAACATCCCGAAAAAACTGTTAAGAAAAAAACAAATGAAAATTTTAAAAAATTTTTAGAAAAAAAAATCTTAGAAATGGTCGATAATAACATAGATGCTAAAATGTCAAAAAAGGATTTAATTGAGACAATAAAAAAAAAGTCTAAATCAATGATTATCCGTAGACCAAAAAAAGTTTCCATGTTTTCTCACGAAGCACCTAAGGAATTACCAATATCAAAAATGTTTTCAATAGGAAAAAAGTAATGTTTACAACAAAAACCCATAATTGATATTTATTAGATATGGGTTTAACTAAAGAACAAGTAATGATTGAGTATGTGAAGTGTATGAATGACACTCCATATGCTCTTAGAACATACCTTCAAACATATGACAATACGGTTTCTAAATATGTTCCATTAGAACTATTTCCTGATCAAGTTTCATTGTTAAAAGATTATGAGGACTATGAGGAAAACATAGCACTCAAATATCGTCAGGCAGGTGTATCAACAGTAACCGCCGCTTGGATATCAAAACGATTGGTATTTGCTAAAAAAACTCAACCTGAAAAAATATTGATAATTGCCAACAAACTTGATACATCAATGGAGATGGCAAATAAGATCAGAGCCTTTGTAGATCAATGGCCAAGTTGGGTAGGGGCTGGATTCTCCAACGATAAAAACTCACAAAGACATTATAAGTTAAATAACGGATCTGAGGTTAAGGCGGTTGCCACCTCAAAAGATGCACTTCGTGGATTTACCCCCACAATTCTTGTATTTGACGAGGCCGCGTTTATTGAGGCGGACAGTGATTTTTGGGCTGCTTGTATGGCATCCTTATCCACAGGGGGTAAGGTAATTGTTGTATCAACACCAAACGGATATGACCCAATTTATTATGAGATATACGATCAATCATTAAAGGGTATGAATAACTTTAAGATTTCTGAAATGTTTTGGTATAGAGATCCAAGATACGCAAAAGACTTATTCTTAGTACCTACCGATGATTTAATCCACTATCTTTTGAATCGTGAAGAGTTTGATGACTCTAAAAATATTTCTTTTGCTCATGTAGATCCGTATGAAAGAGATTATAAAGAATTGCAACTGTTTTTTAATAAAGGATACAAACCATGCTCAACTTGGTATGAAAAAATGGTTAAAAAACTTAAGTATGACAAAAGAAAAATAAACCAAGAGTTAAATTG